AAACTATAGCTGGCAATGCAATCTTAGTATTTACCAGCGCCTTAAAAATCTCATCCGCTTTATCGTACAACGTTCCCAAAACACTTTCACGATCTGAATCGTCATGGGTTCTTGCAATCGTATGCGCAAGTAAAACTATGAAATCATGATCCAGCGTATAGGTTTTAATTACCGTCTCAGCAAATGCCGCTGAAGAAGGAATAAAACCAAAGGCTTTATTAGTGCTGCGATAATCGTTCTTCGCGACGTCAAACACGAATCGCATTGGCTGCCAGTCTGAACCTAATTCAGTTTGGATAATGCTCTTTGCACTCGTTACAATATCCGAAACTAGCGTTGCCAAAACCTACCCCCGAGCAATAAAGAAATTGCCCTTATTTTCTTCTTGCTCCTCGATAATTCCGTCTTTATCAAAATCTAAATCTAGCTTCACGCGATTAAGCTCGCGTGTGAAATTATCAAACGCCCTATCAACCACGACCCTGTTCTCAGCATCTAGGCTAATAGGATTTAAAATAATCCAAGCGGTCGCGTGAACAGCGGCATTAGCTACTTCATTTACGTCGATAATTTGCGATTCTTCGCGAATTATCCCATCTTGTTTTAATCGAAGCACTACAAGCTCTTTAGCTGCAACATACTGTTCTAGGAAATCTGTTCTGCCTGCAGGCAAAAATCTTGAATCAGTTATGAGCTCCGGATAGTAGGAGCGAAGTAAAAAATCATCACAGAAAATATTCAGAACTGAATCCAACGTGGTCGGCGCGGATGCATTAGCCGATACTTCAATTTTCACCCAATAGAGCTCTGGCTCTACTGGCGTTTGTGCTTTTAATTTCCAGTCACCTTGATTGGCCCAGGATATAAACCCGTCGTTTTTAAGTCCATTGGTTTGGTCTACTAAATCCTCTACCGCAACAAAGGATGTACCGTTCCAATATTTAACAGATACGGTAAGCGCGTTGGTATTAGCTACGCCAAAGCCGAAATGTCTTGTAGAAAACTTTTCCTGATATCCCACATAAAGCGCATCAGCAGTCGTGATATTAAACGCAATCGTATCTCCCGATGGCGTGCGCATCTTATTCGACACTTCAGTCGAGTTATAAATTACTCGCGTAATATTTCTTGAAATTTGGCTCATAGAAAAATGGGGAGTGGGATTTTCGTCCCACCCCCCTCGAATCGTATTCTTATTACGAGATCGTGACTACTCGAACGTTGCTAAATTGTGCAACGCCGAAGAGCACGGAGCAGTTAACTCGAAGAGCTCGCACGCCGGTCACGCCGAGATCGTACGCTTTCACGCTCATTCCGCGTTGGAAAGCCAACTGCATGAAGGAGGGATGGAAGAAGTACGACACATTCGCCGTGGCTTCAGTCGTCATCTTCGGCTCAAATCCGGCAATGCGCGCGGGCAGCATGCCTTCTTGAACCGGGTTTTGACCCGAAGCAATGTAGTCTGAAGAAGCCAATTGACTGATGTTCAAAACATCATTCCATTGTGCGCAGTCCAAAATTGCGACTCGTCCGCCAGTGGGGACGTTGCCACAATCCAGAAGTTCTTTCGCTTCCAGAATATCTGCCAATGCGAGAGTCGTTCCCGTATCGTACGCAATTGCGTTCGGTCCGGCAGGAGCGACCGCGGCGACGATGAGGGAGTGCACTTTTTTCAAGATCGAATAGATAGCCAAATCTCGGAGAGCATTCATGCTGTCCAAGGTCTGCGCCATCGCACGATCCGTAATTGCAAAGTCCTGTGCAATTTCGTGATTGATAACCAAATCGAGCCCGGTCGCCGTAACAGCTACGGTATCGTTGGTCGCGGCTTCTGTAAGATCGACAGCGGCTGCGAATTCCGGAAATTGCGATACGTGTACTCGATCTCCGAGCACTTGGATTTCGCCTTCATAGTCCCGAGCAACGGAATCATTGAAGGGAAGCGCCCCCAATAATGTCGAGTACCAAGAACTGGACCAAATTTCAGGGCGCAGCTCCAATAATTCAGTGCTAGAACGTTCATATGCATTTGCCATTTATTTTCTCCTAATGGGTTTTATGCGCTTTTAGATTGCACGACATAATCGGAATAAATTTTCTTGTACTCGTCCTTGGAAATTCTATTCGATTTATAATCGCGCTCAGCTTTAAGCACGTCTTGTGGTGTTAAACTCTTGCCGGTTACTGAAGTACCACCTCCAGCACCGTTAACCCTCGGCGGCTCGACTTTAGAAAACCAATGAGGTCTTTCGTTTTTTAACGCCTCGACAAAGTCTTTAGCGCCAGAAACAACAAAATGCCCCTTGGCTGTAATATCTAAATCGACGCCTTTGAAATCCGGGATTAGCTCCAGGTCTTTCATTGCTTCAGGCCGAATGCCTGATGCTACTGCATGTTTTGTGACTTCTTGGAGCTTTTGAGTATTAACTAAATACCCATTCAACTTTTCGTAGTCCGCTTTCCACTTTTTCGCATCCGCTTCAGCTTTTTCCGCAAGCGCCTTGAAATCTTCTTTCTCTCGCAATTTCTGAGACTCAAGGTCACCGATCTTTGCTTGGAGATCTGCGCTAAGCTTTTTAAACTTATGCAAATCTGTCATCGCAGATTGGTGATTTTCCCAAGACACCGTCTTAGGTTGGGTTTCAGTTTTTGTTTGAGATTGCGTGGTGGAATCGCCACTATGACTGGCTCCGGCACCGCCGTCGCTTTGAAGGGCACCGCCCTTTTGTTCGTCATTCATTATCGTACTCCCTTAGTTTTGTTTTGTGAATAGGCGCGTAATTGCGTCTACTTTTTGAGTAGTTCTCGATAGCGCTTTCTCAGTGCGGTATCGAAAATCTTTCTTATACTAGCAGCGAAGTCCTCGCCTTGCTTCGTAAAAGGAATAGTCGGTCGTTTGGGTTGTGTATTTACTCCAGCGCGATGCCCTGATTCTTTCTTATCGGCAGAATCAGTGGAATATTGAATTTGGACCCCTTGCTTTAATCCAATTGCTTTTAACGCGGCGAGCATTTTGCCACTTAAAAATAAATTCACTGGGCGTTTATCTTTATTTGGGAATTGTTTTTTAACCGTGTTCGGATAGCCATCTTTATCATTCGCTCGTTTATAGCCGGGCATTCTCGCTGAAAATTCCCCACTACGAACAGTCGATGTGCCACCAGCAATAAGTTTTTTCATTTGATCGACCATCTCATCGCCGATCTCTTGCCATTCGTTTTTCTTAAATGGGTCTTTAAGCGATTCTAGCTTTTCTGCTATTTTATTTATTCCCTTAATCGCCATCAGCGGCCTCTTGATAGTTTTTAATAATATCTCTCACGCCATCTACAATTTCTTTAGAGAACGATTCCCCATCATCATTGCTTGGTATAAAGCGTCTCAAGGGCAATTCACTTTCGCCCGAATGATTGCAATGCCCGTCGGCTTTATCGGATTCTGAGCCAGCAACGAAAAGCTTTATCTTGGTTCCGTTAGCTTCCGCCCGAAGTGCATCTAACATATCGCCACTAAGTTGAAGGTTCGCTTCACCGCCAGATCCTTCGGCTTCTTTGTGCTTCTTATATTCTTTGGATAATTTCGCCCATGGTCTACCATCAACAGAACTCTTTCCGTCTGCCGTATATTCGAGGACTTTTTCTAAGATGAAATCGGCGATTTCTTTTCGAGCTTCCTCCTTGTATCCCCTAGGAATATCAAGCTCGGTCGCCTCCTCAGGATCCCACAGGAACTCCACTTTCCTCGCCATTTAGTACCCCTTCATCCCCTTGGGCCATTTGGGTTTCTTCGGTTTTTTGGGTTTCTTCGGCATTGGCATCTCCTAGCTTAGAAAGCTTTTCTTTTATTTGTTCGTCGGTCAAATCAGGATGCTCCGCCTGAAGCAAATCCTCAGTCGTCACAATGCCTAGATCTTTTTTCATCTTCATCGCTTCGAGTTTTTCTTTCTCAGACATTGGAGGCATAAGCTGATTGAATTTAACTTTCACATCAGAATCTTTGAAGATGGGAATGTCTTGTTGATTAGGAATTAAGCTATTTGCGGATGCATAAACCATGTGCCAGCGTTTGATTACATCCCATATTAGTGGCTCTGCATCTTTAAAAAGCTGCTGCTGATCTTGAATATCAGTCGTCAATTCCGCGTTCTCGATCATCTTCGCGACTCCGCTTTGAGCTGTAGCTACATCGAGGCGAGTAGTGACGGCAGAGCTTGATAGATTATTCGTCGATAAAAGCATCGCCACGTAGCTTCTGATAGTTTCGAGCCATGATTCTAGAGGCGGATTAGAGCTCGCAAATGTTACGTTAGGTGTTGGCTCGCCTTCTTTCACTTCAAAGATAAACGCGTTGTCTGGACCGCCAACGAGGGCTTTGGGAATATTCGCAGCCGAGATAACCATCTGCCCCCAGCCCTGGACGTAAGCTAAGAAAGCAACGTCGGTAAGCATTTTATTAATCCAAATAGATCCGTCGCTGATGTCGTTTCCGCCTTTGGACCAAAATGCTCCGTCTTGGTTTTGAGCAATATTCACAGCAGGCAAGATGCCTATGGGGTTTTGAATCGCGGTAA